CAGAAAACCGAGACAACGATTACAGACATAATTCTAGTTCTAATGATTATGATAATAATAGTGACAATGATCGTCTTAGTGTAACTTATAGACACTACATTGGAACAGCTTGTACTAAACAATTTAGAAAAGTGCAGCAAGAAAACATGGAACTTAAACAGCAATTAGAATTAATGAAGATGTGTGGTAAGGTTAATAACAATCCTAGTATATTACAAAATAGTAATTTTAGTTTATTAGTTTCTAAATGTACTGGTGTTACTGCAACTGAAAACAATAGACCAGAATCTAAAAGTTATTGGGATTCACTTGTTGAAGA